AGTTTTTATACTTTTTGCCTTGACGTCTTCAACACGCCAAATATCTCCCTCTCATTTTTGATCCATTATTTTCCAATTTCTCAATCACTTTCTTCCAATTTCTTCCTTTTCCCTTGAATTCATCAAAATCCCCACTATTCTTACACTTTCACTACTTTTCTTCTATCTCATTAAAAAAACATTACGTCGTAAGTGACGTCGTTCAACTTCCCTATTTAAGCCACTTTTGGCAATTACACTTTACCCAAAATGACCAGATTTTTTACTTTTTCACACCTAACACACCACTTAACCCCTCATAAATACTGACTTCAGACGACGTCACTCGAATTTTATTACCATTTCGACCAAAACCAGACCTTTTGCACACCACTTTTTTGCAAGTTTTCATTTTCAAACCACAGCCACAAATTTCTCTTCTCTCCTTTATTTTTACACCACATCTTAAAAAACCAAAAATTCATTTTTGTACCCATGCCTGACGACCTCACTTTTTTGATTGCTAAAACAGGGTTACACCAAAAACGTAGGCACTTTGCACAAAATCCCTTATAAACACTAAAGAAAACGACGATTACAACAAATTACCTCTTCTCTCTTATCACCAACCAAACAAGCAATTTATTGCGCAGTTTAGGAGAGGCAGGATAAGCGTTAGCGTTCCTTCTCGACATTGCTACCGCAGGTAAACACTTTACAATCAAAATATGCCTCTTCCATTTCTCAGCAAATCATGTTATACTTCCATTAAGGGATTAGGCAACCCTTGGCATCTACGCCAAAACGGACACAAAAAGATGATATTAGTTGGATTCAAGTTGAAACCCCCAGATAATGTATCTGCAAATGCATTATCTGAATTTATGCTCAGGGAAATTTCTCTGGGCATATTTTTTTACAATTAACAATCTCTCATTGCAATAAAATATCTTATATGATATAATCGTGTATATGGCATTGAACAAGATATTCAATGTATTCCATGTATCAATAAAAATAATCCCTCGTAAGGCAAAACATTTTATAGGATGGAACCCCTTGAACTATCAACCAGATTTGTAACAGATAGCGAACACAAGAAATCTCTATCAATCAGATACTTAACCTTGCAAGCAGGGATTATTTTTATGCAAAAAATTATCTTTCGTACAACCCTATAAAAAATCGCACTCTACGAATCATAAATCCATTTTACATATCTACTCTAACAACTCTCCATGATATACCACAAAATCCATATTTGACGAATATACTCTTCTAAACATTAAGAATCACATATAAGTAGCAGCCATTGTCATGGTAAATAATCAGTACACACCATCATGTAGCAGATTCCCAAAATCAGACATCTGCCACAACCCATCTTAGATCCACGGCAAAATATCTCTTCAGTATACCCTTAAAAAAATGTACTCCGAAAGAGCAAATTTCAATTCTACTATAGCACCCTAACAAGTTATCGCCAGAACATATAAAATGGAAATTAGTACCCGATTTCTCATTTAAACATTGCAAAAATACCCTAAGTAATTTCACACATGACCCATATCGCACACTCATACCACATAGGGGGTACACTTTACATTGAAAAGATCATTATCTGTACCAGTATATGTTGTACGTGAAAAAGTACAAGGATATTTCCTATGAAAAAATACACCTGAGAGATCATAAATCCATTTAACACCTCTTCCCTACCAACAATACCAATTTGCCCATAGAATGGAAATTTACCATGAAAAACTCTTCTAAATATACAGAATCTAATATAAAGGAACATGCCGCAGTAGACAAAAATCATCTTCACATATCTTACCTTTAAGTGCTATTGACAAGCAGTTAAAGATATGCTAAAATATCAATATGCTTAAAAAGGAAACAAAGAAAGAAAGGATATATACTGTGAAGAATACAAATTATTTTGCAAGTAATCGCAATGAAGAGACAAAATTTTCTTTTACTTTGCCATCAGGCATTACATCAAATATGATATGCCAGATAATCAATGATGGCAATCTGTGTAAAGATTCTCTCAGAGAATATATGCTGGCAGATACCAGAAAAGAAATTGTAATGAATATTCATGATTACTGGAAATATCATTCTGAGATATTATATCCAAGATCTTCAAGATCATATATGTGGTTGTACTACAATGAGATAAACAGAAAAAGATTACAGGTATTGCAAGAAGAAAATATAAAACAATTATCATATATGATCTACATGATGACAAACAAAGAAAGGAGAAATTAAAAGATGATCAATACAATTGTCAAGACAGATAACACAGATAAAAAGAAAAGACAGATGAAAGATCAAAAGAGAAAAGAGATGAGCGTCAGCGAACACGGAATTTTGTCGTTGAGTAAGCGTCAGCGACCGAAACAAAAAATAGGTAGGGAATATTTATATTCCCGTGTTTTGTATAGGTAATATGTCCTATATAGATAACACGTCTCTTATAGTTAATATTGTCGGTTGAGCGATTAAAAATTATTTGTCTAGCTATTTAGACGTGTCTATCAAATCAACACCTGTTGTACTTATGCTGAGATTTTGTCTACACACAAGTTAATAACCAAGATAGCAAAGGAGAATTATTTATGAAACAAATTAAACCCGAAGGAAAACGACAGAACTTTCATGTTATTCCACATTTTCTAATCTACAATCCAGAGTTTGGAGAAAAAAGAATATTATTTCAAATGGCGTTAGCAAACAATATGATGTTAAAATGGAATCCAGAAAAACCACCGATTCTTTATAATACAAATTTACTCGTGCGCCAAATGAGCTTTTCACAGAATTACAACTCATCAGGCATCAATGAACAAGTTAAAAAATTTATGAAATTAATTGAAGACAAAGGCTATGTTAAAAAAGTTGCATCACCAATCAAGCAGCTTACATTATATAATGTTCCGAATGAAAACACTGAAGAAAATTTATTTCTACAAAAGAAACATTACGGTATAATTTATAACTTCGAGTTCTTATACTTGCTCCGATTACATAAGACGAATTCAATGCCATATAATACCAGAATATGGAATGTATTACTCGTGTTAGCATATCTAAGATACAATATTATCATGCGAGTTTCAGAAGATTTTAATTCGAAAAAAAATAGAAAGAAAAGACCAGAAACATATGTGAAAACATATGATGATATCGGAAAGGAACTTGGATTACATCGAACTACTATTGAAAAATGTGTTAAGGTTCTTGATGAGGCAGGGATTATCTATCATGAGCAATTATTCAAAACTCTTCCTGGCACTGATAGAGTTGTATATAGTCGAATTGCTTTTACAAATAAATATAAATATGACGGAACTCAAGAATATCGCTTGGATTCCAATTACGATTATAAAAAAGAAATCGAAGAAATTAAATTACAGTTAAAACCTTACGGAGAATTCGGGAAAGCAACTAATGCTTCTTCTGATTTAGAAAACCTTGATTAATCGCTTTGTTGGCAGCATTGTGAGTAATCAAGTAAACACAAATTAAAAATTAACTAAACAATAATATACATAACGAAAGGATCTAACAAATTTTCATGACAAAACAATTAAATACAGAACTCAAAGACTTATTGGCTACTTCTGATCGTATCTCATTTGAGAACATTACACAAGAACAGTTCGCAGTCAAACTTGCAGCACAGAGACTACGCACTACTCCTTCTTCAAAGAAAAGATTAAAAAGAAATGATGGTATTCGAGCAAGAGATAGTACAACAGATTCTGTAGTCTATAAGCCAACGCATGACCAGTATTATCGTATTTTCATCAACGATATTTTAAGCAATATTCGATCAGGTGGCACTGATTATTGTTTTAAATGGTATCAAGTAAAAGAATTGCTGCGGTTTCACAAGCACACGTTGATATGCAAAATGGTCAAAGAAAGCACGAGTGCCCGTGGCATTTATTTCAAGGTATCTCTTCCCAACGATTGGCGAAAGATTGAGAAGAATATTATACCAGAACAGTAAGCATGAATTACTGAAATACATAATAAACACAAATTAATAATTAAACTAAACAAATACATAAATAAGGAGACTTTTCAATGAAATCCAGAAAATTTAATAAAGAAAAATACACAGAACAGAAGACAATGAAGAAAAAGAATCGTCCACAGCGCAGTTATAAAAGCCTTGGGACAACCATTGAGATTCCGATCAATCACAGAAAGCATAAAATTTTAGCTACTGCCCGACATAATGATGAAAACGGCAAAGAGGATGAAACATTTACAGTGACACTTTCAATTGCCAAAGAGACAGGAGATTTCCCAATCTGGCATCAGTTTGAAGATGATTTACAAATCACGGCAAAGAGATATTCTCTTAGAACTGCTCTGATGGCTAAGGTAGTTGAGCTTGAAACAGCTGGCGATCTTGATATACATATTGAATCTGCTGATACTATCTACAAGCTTCTTGAATGTGCAGGCGATTACCTAAGCGGTAAATCAAATACAGTGGAGGTGCAGTAGAATGATAGTTTTATCTAGGATTTTAATTGGCGGTGCCGTACTGTTTTGCGCAGGAATGTGTCGTTCTGCTACTACCAGAGAAATGATTACGGAAGATATTTATTGCCAGATCAAAGCAGAAAGTTTACATAAAAACGCTTTCAGGAAACCAAGAACTGAAATGGAACGGATGACAGACATGATTTTTGAAGAAAGCGAGGATGATGAATAGAATGGCATTAGATAAACAGATTCATGTACATTCTGTGGATACAGGGCATTTTTACACAGAAAAAGAAAAGGCTTTACATAAACAAAACATGTACATTCGGCAGGAACGTGCAGCAATACATAATAAATTAAAAGATTTAGAAAAACAAGCAAAAAAGCAAGGGTTTTCTGATCAGCAGATTAAAAATATCGAAGCAATTCATATGCGTAGACAAGATATTATTGACACCATATATGATAAAAACTTTAAAGAGCTAAGACAGTCTGATGATATACTTGATCAGATCCAATATTGGTCAACGCTTAAAAGTTATAAAACTTTCCCTGCGAAAGATGTCAAAGAAAAACTACTGCTAAGGCTCAAGCGGGCGGTTGATACAAATATAAATCTTGCAAAGCATGAGCATGAAGATCGAGTAAAAATTCGATGTTTTTATGAAAAAGATTTGAATGATACAAATACTGTATCTCTGTTTGAGTCATTCTTAAGCAGGACAATTCAAGCAGAAACCGATATGTTATGCGAAGATTTGGTTATTGTTCAAGTATATTATTTCGATATTTTTAAAGATCTTTGTTTTCATGGTATGAATTACTGTGATAAAGATGGAGTAATTACAAAATATAGATACTTTACCTCTTCTGCTGGGCAGATTCGTACAAAGAAAGCCGTATTTATCAAAGAAGAAACATGGCAAAAATACGAGCAAACATTGATGTGCGGACTCACGATCGACAAAATTAATGATGAAAAACATCAAGGAAACAACGTCAATAAACATTTGGCTTATCTTGCATTGACCAATTCAGCAACTGACTTATGGGAAGATTTTGACATTGACAAATCAATCGTTGTGGACGATATGGAAACTATGGTTTCAGGACTTTTTGATTCTATTGACGATAAAACATATAAAATTGAAAGAGTTTCTTCTTCTGTTCCAATTCCTCACATGGATGGATGCGGAATTGCAGATCCAAGTGTATTAAATGCAAATGCGATGGTGCGTATCCCTTGGATTAAAGGACTTCTTGGAAAATTTGCATTCATTGAATTGATCAAAGAAAAATGTTGGTCGCCAATTATTACAGATATTTACGGCAAAGAGCATAATGTTATTGAAGAAGATATTAAAATCATTTTCACAAAGAGCCAGTTTAAAATGTGGAAATATTATGATTCATGGGAAGAATATAAACAGTATTATCATAAATTTGGATGTACCGCAGGTTTGTGTAATGTTGAGGAAGAATACATAAAAAATGCTTCTATCAATTATCAGATGTTACAGACACTTACCGATATTACTGATGCAGAAATTGAGACATTAAGTAAAAGATCAGTCAAAAAAATCTCTACACTTTGTGATTCCGTACAGCACATGCAGAGAACATTGGGTATTAATCCATATAACACTCACATGACACCTTTTCAGGAAGCTGTTAAAATCTATCCAAATTTGTTGAATGATACATATGCAAAAGACACTATCAGAGAAATTAAGAATAGTATGTTGAAGAAATATCGCAGTGGAAAACTAGATGTTTACGGGAAATATACTTTCTTGATTCCAGATTTATATGCAGTTTGTGAATACTACTTTGGACATATTGAAAATCCTAAAGGATTGCTTGATGATCATGAAGTATACTGTAAGATGTTCCCTAAAAATGATAAGCTTGATTGTTTGCGAAGTCCTCATTTATATAAGGAACATGCAGTAAGATTTAACATTGCTTACGACGCATATGGAGAAAGAAAAGCCGAAATTTCAAAATGGTTTACGACAAATGCGTTGTATACAAGTGTGCATGATTTAATCTCACGAATTTTACAATTTGACAATGATGGAGATAAGGCATTGGTGGTCGCAGATAAAAATTTCGTTGATATTGCAGAAAGAAATATGAATAATGTTGTACCTTTGTACTATGAAATGAAAAAAGCAAAATCTGTTTTGATTACTCCAGAAAATATCTATAATGGATTGATTCATGCTTTTACTGGAAGCAATATCGGACCTTATAGCAATAATATTTCAAAGATTTGGAACAGCGATATTTTTGTTAATGGATCTGAGGAAGATAAGCAGGGAGCCATCGACACTGTAAAGCTTTTGTGTATGGAAAATAATTTTGTTATTGATTATGCAAAAACTTTATATAAGCCTGTTCGTCCTGAAAAGGTTGCAAAACAAATTGCAAAATTCACACAGAAGAAACTGCCACACTTTTTTGTATATGCAAAAGATAAAATGGAATCTCAGGTAGAAGAACGAAACCAAAGTTTTGTTAATAAGTTGTATGACATTGTACCGAATGTGCAGATTAATACACGGAAGCTTAAGATTGATGAAATTGAATACGATAAAATGATGTTCGATGTTAATACAAAAGTTGATAAAAATGTCATAGAAATTTATAATCGACTGAATAAACAGTACAGATATAAATTCAATATTGTTGACGAACGTGTAGCGAATGATTCATTTGTAAAGCAGACAGTTTTAAAAGAATTTGAAAAGACTGGATATTCTGAAATTGAAATTACGGACATGCTTGTCAAGCACCTATATTCTAAGAACAAACGATACAAACAGTTGTTATGGTTTGTGTATGGAGAGTACATTGTCGAAAATTTGAAGCACCATGTTGTAATCAAACCAACGAAAAAAGTACAATGTGTTGATTGTGGAGAACTGTTTGAGGTGTATGTTCGTAATGCCAAAAAGGTACGATGTGATTCTTGTCAGAAAATTTTTAAAAGGAATTATCAGAGGGAGTTAATGCAGAAAAGAAAGCAAAATGGCATAATTTAGCTTTTGATATTGGTCTAAAAAGTTCCGAAAAAAACGGTACAAAAAAAATGAGAAAATCGAAATGTACCGTTTTTTTCGGAACACGAAATGTGTGTATATGGAGAAGCATTATAATATGCTTACGAAAAGGAGTTTGGAATGACAATAAACAAATTAGATTTATATAAAGAAATCGCAAAAAATAAAAATATTCGCATAGATATTGTCAAAAAAGTATTTGGTGAAGCAGAAAATATTGTTTTTAAAAATTTATCAGATACACAAAACCAGCCTTGCAAAATCACCATTATGAATGGATTGAATATAGAATCTTCAATCAGAGATAAATGTCAGCGCACTATGCCGAATGGTGAAATTGTTAGTGAAGGTAAGATTATTAAAATTACACCTCATATCTCAAAAAGATATAAAGATAAGATTAATCAGAACAGATAAACTCTCAAAATACCAATTTGTACTTTGTACAAATGCTCACGCTGTTTGCAGCTAAAGAAATTTCACACCGTGAGTTCTGAGGTCTATGTCATCAAAAACAAAAAATCAGAGATGGTATCCGAGACTTGCAACTGTTCTATTAATAAATAGACCTCCAGAGGAAACTTGTAA